CACACCATTAGGTGTAGAACTTCAAGCAACTGGTGAAAACGCCGGTACATGGGGAACAAAAACTAATACAAATTTAAGCCTTATTTCACAACTATTTGGTGGTTTTAATTCTCAATCAATAGCAGGTGGAGCACAAACTACAGCTTTAACAATTGTAGATGGAAATACAACTGGGACTGCTCAACACCGAATGATTGAGTTTACAGGGACTATTACAGGGAATCAAATTGTAACAATACCTTTAGATGTTGAAACTTTTTATCTTTTAAGAAACTCAACATCAGGTGCTTACACAGTACAGTTTAAATACGTTTCTGGTTCAGGAGGCACGGTTACTTTTTCAGCAACAGATAAAGGTGATAAATTAGTTGTTGCAAAGGCTAATGATGGAACTAACCCAGATATCGTTGATATATCTTTGGGATTAGCTTCAATTGTATCGGACACATCTCCACAATTAGGTGGCGATTTAGACACTAATAGTTTTAATATAGCTTTTGATGATGCACACGGAATTAATGATGAAAATGGAAATGAACAAATAGTATTTCAAACTACATCGTCTGCAGTAAATCAATTAGATATAACAAATGCTGCAACAGGTAATGCACCATCTATTCAAGCAACTGGTGGTGATTCTAATATAAATTTACAAGTTGGACCTAAAGGAACTGGTTTAGTAGAGGTTCTTGGTGCCGATAATCCAGGTTCAATTCAACTTAATTGCGAATCTAATAGCCATGGGATTAAACTTACATCACCTCCACATAGCTCTGGACAATCGTATGAAATTAAATTTCCTACTGGAAATATAACAGCAGGGACATTTTTAAAGGTAGATAGCGTTTCTGGGTCAGGAACCACTGGAGTTGGTACACTAACCTTTGATTCTTCACCAGCAACAACAGGAAAAGCTATTGCAATGGCAATTGTTTTCGGATAAAAGGAGATAGATTATGGCAAATCCAAATATAGTATCAGTAACAGGCATTAAAGGTGAATCGGTAGGATATAACCTTTCAGCTACTACAACTACAACTTTATTAACAGTAGCTTCAGATAAAATTGTAAAAGTAAACAGAATTACATGTGCAAACGTTGATGGCACTAATGCAGCAGATTTAACAATATCTGTTGTAAAAGCAAACTTTACTCCAGATGGTATTTCAAACTTTGATACTTCTGGAACTTTTTTCTTAGCAAAAACAATATCGGTTCCAGCTGATGCAACGCTAGTAGTTTTAGACACACCAATATATTTAATGGAAGGTGATGTTTTAAAAGGCGGGGCAGGTGCAGCATCGGATCTAGATTTATTCATATCATATGAGTCGATAGACGACGCGTAGGAGGTTTAGATTATGGCTGGTAATGGCGGAATAATTGGACCTACACAAACAGTTTCAGCAGCATCAACTCAATGTGCGGTTACACATGATAAAACATCATCAGGATCAGTAACTCTTCAACCCGCAACAACAACTTTAGAAGTTTCAATTATAGCCGGTGGTGGCTCTGGTGGATATCACGATTCTGGACCACAAGGTGGCGCAGGTGGTGGAGGTGCTGGAGGTATGTTAGAAAGCACTACTGTTCCTGTAGTAGGAGGTTCAACAATAAATTTTACAGTTGGTGGTGGAGGAGCTGGTGGAAGAGGTTCTCAAAATAATGGATCAAATTCTACTTTATGTGCACCTTCAGTGCAAACAGCAATAGGTGGTGGATATGGAACTAATCCAGGAGGTTCCGGTGGTGGGGGTAATGCTGGTACTCCGGCTAGTGGAGGCTCTGGAACAGCTTGTCAAGGTAATGCTGGTGGAGATAGTTCACCAAACCCAGGCTCTCCTGGAAATAATTATAGAGGTGGTGGTGGAGGTGGAGCTGGTGCAGCAGGATCACCTGGATCAGGTTACCCAGATGGTGGAGCTGGTGGAGCTGGTAAAGCAAACGCAATAACATCTACTGTTTATGCAGGTGGTGGAGGTGGTGGTGTAAGAAATGATGAAGGCTCATCTGCTACCGGTGGTGCAGGCGGACCTGGAGGCGGAGCTGATGGAGCCGATTCTCCTAGTGGAGTCGGATGTAATGCTACTGCAAATACTGGTGGTGGCGGTGGTGGTCAAGGAAATTATTATGGTAATAGTCCAAGTTATAAACCTGGTAATGGTGGATCAGGTAGAGTTTTATTTAAAGAACCAACAGTTAATATTCTAAGACAAGCTCCGGGTGTTTGGCAAATGAATACAGTTTTTGATTTTAGAAAACAGGATAATTGGGTAACGTCCCCAGCATTTATTTCTGCATCAGGTGGAACAGAAACAACAAGTGGTGATTACAAAATTCATACGTTTACGTCCTCAGGGACATTTACTGTTACACAAGCAGCTATTGGAAAACCAACTGCAGAATCAGCAGTGGATTATATAATTGTAGCTGGTGGTGGAGCAGGTGCAACTCCTGGAGGGAACTCAGGAGGAGGTGGTGGAGGTGGAGGTGTTAGAGCCTCTGCAGTCACATATAGTAACGGAGGCCCAAGTTCACCTAGAACATGTGGTGTAGCTGGAGTAGCTGTGACTGCTCAAGCTTATTCAATCGTAGTTGGTGCTGGTTCAGCTGCTAAGTCAGCCCCTGCACCTAATCCAGGAACTTCAAGAGGAACTGATTCATCTGCTTTAGGTTTAACAGCAACAGGTGGTGGAGATGGTGGTCACAATGCAGGTGGTGGTAATCCAGGAAACTCTGGAGGATCTGGTGGTGGAGGATCTGGAGGAGGCTATAGTAAACCAGGTGGAGCAGGTAATACTCCCCCAGTTAGTCCGGCTCAGGGTACTGCTGGTGGTGATAGACCAGGGCCACACCCTTCAGGTGATGGCGGTGCCGGAGGTGGTGGAGGTTTCATGGTTGCTGGATCTAATGCTACTACAGGATCTACTGCTCCTGGAGGAGCTGGTGGTGGATTCCCTAACGCTATGGGTACCTCAGGACAAAATTGTGGATCTTATTATTATTTTGCTGGTGGTGGAGCTGGTGGTGGAAATGATCCTGGACCTTCCGGTGATGGTGGAGGATTAGGTGGTGGTGGAAATACAGGTGGATCTGCAACAGGACCTAGTGCTTGTAGAGCAGGTGCTGCAGGAACTACAAATACTGGTGGTGGCGGTGGTGGACCAAATAATGGTTCTAGCGTAGTTGGCGGTGCTGGAGGATCAGGTATTGTAATATTAAGATACAAATATCAATAGTTGATTGACAATTAAAATTAATATATAAGGAGAAACATTATGGCACATTTCGCAGAACTAAAAGCAATGACGGATCCTACTGGATTTACGTCAGATTCACATCAAGTAGTACAAAGAGTGGTTGTTGTAGGTAATGATATTCCTGCAGGTGATGGAATACTTGGTAACAATGATATGCATCAAGATGGAGAAACATGGTGTATTAATTTTTTTAAAGGTGGAATCTGGAAACAGACTTCTTACAATAATAATTTTAGAAAACAATATGCAGGAATTGGAATGATATATGATCCTGTAAAAGATAAATTTTTAGGACAACAACCTTATGCATCATGGTCATTAGATGATAATGATGATTGGCAGGCACCTATAACTTTTCCAACAATTACAGAAGAAGGTGATTTTAATTACGTAATTAAATGGAACGAAGATAAATATAACGCTGACAACACCAAAGGTTGGGAAGCAACTAAATCAAACGACGAAGCGGAAACACCAACAGTTTACGATTGGAACGGCACAGCTTGGGTGTCCGCATAGGAGGACACTTAAATGCCAAGAGGCAGCGGAAATCAAAACGGTGGTGTAATCGGAAAAAGCAATAAAGCTTCTTTCGGAAAATGTACCACAACAACTAAAACATCAAGTGCACCAAGTGCAGTCACAACACAACCAGGAACAAGATTAGTTAATACTTTAGTTGTTGCTGGAGGTGGTAGTGGCGGAGCAAACCGAGGTGCAGGTGGTGGAGCTGGTGGCGTTTTACAAACAAACGATATAATTGTGTGTGGGAACACGGCTCTTGGAGCAGTTACTATTGGTGGTGGTGGATCTACTCCACCTTCAAGTGGTAATGGTAATGCAGGAACTGATTCTAGTTTAGTAATAGGATGTACGACTTACACTGCGACTGGTGGTGGACTTGGAAAAAGTGGAAACTGTGGAGTTGGTGGACCAGGTGGATCTGGTGGTGGTGGAACAAATGATCAACCTTCAGATCCAGAAAGAGCTGGTGGTACAGGAGTTTGTGGTCAAGGTAATCCTGGAGGAAGTGCAACACCAGGAGGATCTGGAGCAGGATATAGAGGAGCTGGTGGTGGCGGTGGAAAAAATGCTGCTGGGTCTAATGGCTCAGGATGTGGTGGTGGAGCAGGTGGAGCAGGTGTTCCTATTTCAGCTTGTTTTACTTCACCAATATCAGGAGTTGGTGGTGGCGGTGGTGGAGCATCTAGTAACACAAATCCTCCAAGAATAGGAGGATCGGGTGGAGCACACGGAGGTGGAGACGCAGGTCCAAGTGGACCTTCACCGGGACCTACTGCTGGAAGTGCAGGAACTGCTAACACTGGTGGTGGAGGCGGTGGAGGAGGAAATAACTCTGAAGCAGCTGGTGGTGCTGGAGGTTCAGGAGTAGTTATCGTAAAAGAATTAAACAAAGCAAGTGGTGTGTGGTCAATGCAAAGTCAATATGATGCAAGAAGAAGTGGATCATGGGTTGAGCCAACAGTCCCTGTATCTACTGTAGAATTTTTATTATTAGCGGGTGGTGGTTCTGGTGGAGCTGGAAGAGCCGGTGGTGGAGGTGGAGCTGGTGGTCACTATCATTCATATTGTAATCCTAATGTCGATGCTATTTCAAATCTTTCTTTTGGATCTTACGCAGTAACTATCGGTGCTGGTGGGGCGACAATACCTTACCCTGGTGGATATACTGTTGGAAATGCTGGAACTAATGGAAGTAATACATGCGTTCCTTTTGTCCCTGTTGCAGCAGTTGGTGGTGGTAAAGCTGGATCTGGAGATACTGGACCTTTACCAGCTAGTGATTTACCTGAAAGTGGTTCACCAGGTGGATCAGGGGGTGGAGCAGCAGCTAGAAATTGCACAACTGCTGGATCTGGGACAACGAATCAAGGTAATGCTGGTGGACCATCATCAGGTTCTCCTCCCTCAGGAAATGGAGGTGGTGGCGGTGGTGGAGCTGGAGCTGCGGCAGCGGCTGTAGGTCCCAACGCAGGAACTGCTGGAGGAGATGGTCTTGCAACATCTATAACCGGTAGCTCAGTAACTAGAGGAGGCGGTGGCGGAGGAGGCCACAATGCTAATTCAGGTGGAGGTGGATCTTCAGGAGGCTCAGGTGGAGGTGGTGATGGTGGTACTTCTGGCCCTCCGTTTTCTTCAGGACCACATAGTGGAGCATCTGGAACTGCTAATCTTGGTGGTGGAGGTGGTGGAGGAGGATCATGTAATGGTGCTAGTGCTGGAGCAGGAGGTGGTGGATCAGGAACAGCTATTTTTAGATTCCCAGGACCTTTTGGACCAAGAATATCTGTAAGCCCTTGCACAAATTCTAAAGCAAGTTGTGTTGGACCAGCAAATGATGTTGTTGCAACATTCACAGTTTCTGGAACCTTGACTATTGATTATTAAGTGATATAAAATTCATATAAAGATATATGAACTTAGCAAACTATTATTGGTATTTTCAATCAGCGATACCCCCTAGACTTTGTGACGATATTGTAAAATATGGTAAATCATTACAAGATCAAATGGCAGTTACAGGTGGTTACGGTAATAAAAAATTAAATCAAAACCAGATAAAAGATTTAAAAAAGAAAAGAGATTCAAATATTGTTTGGATGAATGACCAATGGATTTACAAAGAAATACAACCATACGTGCATAGAGCAAACGCAAATGCAGGTTGGAACTTTCAATGGGATTTTTCAGAAAATTGTCAATTTACTAAATATGAAAAAGGACAGTATTATGATTGGCATTGCGATTCTTGGGAAAGACCTTACTTTAATCAACAAAACCCTCAAGACCCAACACATGGTAAGATAAGAAAATTATCTGTAACAGTTAGTTTATCGGATCCTAAAGATTATAAAGGTGGTGAATTAGAATTTGATTTTAGAAACATAGACCCTGATAAACCTAGAAAACCTGTAAAGTGTAAAGAGATATTACCAAAAGGATCTTTAGTTGTTTTTCCGGGATTTGTATGGCATAGGGTATGTCCAGTTAAAAAAGGATCAAGATATAGTTTAGTAATATGGAATTTAGGATGGCCATTTAAATGAAAAAGAAAAAAAATAAAAAACAAAATATATTAACGTTTCCAAAACAATTAACAAGAGAATCATATTTTGCGTGTCCTATATGGTGGGCTGATGAACCAAGCTTTGTTGATAAATTAAATAAAGCATCTGATCCTTACATAGAACAATCAAAAAAGAATTTAAAAAAAGAAATTAATGAGAGAAATAAAAAATATGGAAATAAAGGAGATGCAGGTAAAGTATTTCATTCAACGACTTTAATTAATGATCCTAATTTTTTAGATTTACAAAATTATGTTATTGCAACATCTCATAATTTATTAGTAGAAATGGGTTTTGATTTAGATCACTATCAAGTTTTTCTTACAGAATTATGGGTGCAAGAATTTGCATCAAAAGGCACGGGTTATCATAGTTTACATACTCATTGGAATGGACATATGTCTGGTTTTTACTTTTTAAAAGCTAGTGAGAGAACATCTCTTCCAGTATTTGATGACCCTAGACCAGGTAATGTTATGAATCTTTTACCAGAAAAAAATAAAAATATTATTACATACGCTAGTTCACAAGTTAATTATCAAGTAAAACCAGGTAGGATGATATTTTTTCCTTCTTACATGCCTCATCAGTATATACCAGATTTAGGTTATGAACCTTTTAGGTTTATACATTGGAATTGTCAGGCAATACCAAAAACAGTTTTACAACACGGAGGAAATAAATAATGTCATTTAAAAAAAATAAATACACCGTTTTAAAAAATGCAATATCAAAAGAGTTAGCTAAGTTTGTCTACAGTTATTTTTTAAATAAAAGAAATGTAGCAAAGGTATTATTTGATACTAGATACATTTCACCTTTCACAGATTACTTTGGTGTATGGACTGATGAACAAGTTCCAAACACATATTCACACTATAGCGATATTGCAATGGATACATTATTACAAAAAGTAAAACCAGTAATGGAAAAACACACAGGTTTAAAATTATCAGAAACATATTCGTATGCTAGAATTTATAAAAAAGGTGATGTTCTTGCTAGACATAAAGATAGATACTCTTGTGAAATATCTACAACACTAAATTTAGGTGGTGACCCATGGCCGATATATTTAGATCCAACTGGTAAACAAGGACAAGCAGGTGTTAAAGTTGATCTTAAACAAGGAGATATGTTAATATATTCTGGTTGTGACTTAGAGCATTGGAGAGAAGAATTTACAGGCAAAGATTGTGGACAAGTTTTTTTACACTATAACAAAGCAGGATCTAAAAATGCAAAAGAGAATGCTTTAGATAAAAGACCTTTTCTAGGTCTTCCATCTTGGTTTAAAGGTAGGAAGTTGACTATATCTAAAAAATAGTCTATAAAATAGACTGGTGCGGGGGTTACCACCACAACCACACCCCCGTGCTTTTACTCTGTTAAATAAGTAATAAATTTGCTATATATGGATTTATTATGTTACAAAAGATAGGTTTTGCACCAGGAATTAACAAACAAATCACAGACACAGGAGCAGAAGGCCAGTGGACAGACTGCGATAATGTTAGATTTAGATATGGAACGCCTGAAAAAATAGGTGGTTGGAAGCAACTAGGAGAGAGTAATTTAACAGGTGCAGGCAGAGGTCTTCATCATTTTGTAAATAGTCTTGGTAGAAAATACGCGATCATAGGAACAAATAGAATTTTATATGCGTACTCTGGTGGAGTATATTATGATATACATCCTATTAAAACTACAACAACTCTTACTAGTGCATTTACCACAACTAACGGATCAGCTACAGTCACTATAACTTTTAGTGGTGATCACGGTATTAACGCTTCAGATATTGTGTTGTTAGATAATTTTTCTTCAATAACTAATTCTAATTTTGCAGCTAGTGATTTTAATGACAAAAAATTTATGGTTACAACTGTGCCTACAGCTTCAACTATTACAATAACAATGCCATCAAATGAATCTGGATCTGGTGCAACAACATCAGGTGGAATAAGAGTGCAACATTATTATCCTGTGGGA